CCTCAAGTTCAATGAGAGCAAGCTCATCTGGATCGATAATGCCGTTACCATTTTTGTCATACTTCTCTAATTCCGTCATAACTTATTTCCCTTTAAGACTAATAAGATAAAGTAATAGGGCCACGGCCCCGCCCACAATACCGAGGATAGAAATGCCAACAACACCATAAGTGAGTCCATCCTTGATGGCTTTTTTTCGAGCCATTGCCTTAGCCTCTGCACGTTTACGCTCTTTTTCTTTTAGTTCCTTGCGAGTCCGCATAAATCTCTGATAATCCTCCCAAAGACCCGCCCGCCCTTGGTAGATAAAAGTACGTTTGATTTCAGATTCTTGGTTCTTGATGTCTTCCAGTGCCATGAACGCTTCCATGTCACCATTCTCTGCCTTCCTCTTGATCTCTTCTTTGGCATCAGCGAGCTTGGTTAAATGTGACCCCATCTGACCGACAGACTGTACGTTAGAACACATCTCTCGGATCGCGCCTACCGCTTCGTTAGCTAGCTTAATCGCGGCGATGGCCTCAAAGATCATGGCTAGGTCACCTTGATCAAGATTGCAACAAGCATGGCAATGATGCTCCCTGCCGCCGCTATCATTACGCTCTCGATTCTTTTTATTCGTAGGATGGTCTCTTTCCATCTTTCGCCACAAACAGCTTCATGCGCTTCTAATCGCGTTTCAATGCTATCGATTCGTTTGTGTGCTTCTGCTGTTGTGCGCTTTTCCATAACGTTACCTAAACACTACTTTAATCAAAAAACTGCGCTTTACTGTCAGTCCGTCATTTGTAGTCATGGTATTCGAAACAAAGTAACTGTTGCCTTCAGTTCCGCCAGATACAAAAGCTGTCGTTTTGGTTGTCGTATTCGTGTCTGAATCGATGGTTAATCCGGTATCAGCAGTCCACGAGCTTGTCGCAACAGTTTGACCCGCCTCTAGCCAATCTGACCAATCGAATGAATAATCCAATACAGAAGCCGGACTTTTTTCAAAAGTTGTATAAGCCATTTAAGTCACCACAATAGTTCTATTTTCTGATTTCACAGTGATCTCTCGATCCTGCGCGTCAACAACTGTCGCATCGTCGGACTGTACCGATACCACTCGATCTTCAGCTTGTACAATTATAGTTCTTTCTGCATCAGTAACAAATACAGAAGCCCCTGCAAGTATTGGAGAAACCGTTATAGTTCCGAAACTTACCTCTGCTAGGCCGTTCGAGAACTGAATTCCTGTTGCGGTTACTACAGGCGCAGTCACCGCTACTGAAGGCGTGTCGGTGATCGATGGAACAGAGCTATTGGTTACTTCAACTTCTGGACTGCTTACGACAACAGTTACGTCAACACTCGCAAAGGCATCGCCACCAGTATCTGCAAAGACGGACGGAGACGTTATCGTAACGGATGCGTTGTCTACGCTGATGTTCGCAATACCAGTCCCAGTGGCCTGTGGTGCTGATACTTGAACTGCTGGCAAAGTTCTAGGGAACTCTCGTACAGTTTCGAAGACTTGCGGAGGCTGAACTTGGACTGTCGGTGCGCTAACTTGCGTATTAGCTGTACCAGTCGCTGATACTACTGGCGCTGAGACTGTGACCGATGGGAAGTCTACATCAATCGTTGCTATGCCGTTGACACTAGCAAGTGGCGCAGAGACAGTGATCTCTGGAATAGTTACAGGGAACTCTGTTACTTCCTCGAACACACTTGGCGCAGAGATCGTGATCGTAGGTGCAGAAACACTGATATTAACTTCTGCTGACAGTGTAGCTTCTGGGCTACTAATTGTGACTGACTGATAGTCTTCGTTATGTGTCACGCCCGCAGTGACTGTGGCTGCTGGCGAAGAGATGTTAATCGTGCCGACATCTGCCGATGTAGAAACACTCTCAACAATCGAAGCCTCGCCTTGTGGTGAGTAGACACTTACAAGCTGGAACTCGACTACATAACCATCTTCAACATAATCATCAACAACGTATTCGATAGCACCTTGGGTCGCCGCTGTTGCACCAGTACCGCCAGATGCGGTGACAGCAGGAGATGTGACATTTATCGTGTTTGAACTTACGTCGATAGTGTTGACGACAGAGACCGTTGCGTCTGGAGAGTTGACAGTAATAGTACCGACCGCCGCATCTGTTGCTGAGTCAGCAGATGGCGTTGGCTCAGGCGCACTGATTTGAACTGCCGGAATAGTATTCGGAAACTCGGTCGCGTACTCATAGACCGAAGGTTTAGTAATTATGATCTCTGGGATCGTCGCAGAACCAGTACCGCCACCAGTTGCTGATGCGTTTGGAGAACTTACATTGATGTTAAATGATGGAGAGACTGTGGAGCTTGCTACACCTTGAGCAGATATCTCAGGCGAACTAATGTTGATTGTTCCGCCAGATACAGATGCTGTCGCTGTACCTGTTGCGGTCGCGCTCGGCGCAGTCGCAGATACAAGTAACGCGCCAAAGGTCGCAGTAGCCGCGCCAGTCGCGCTGGCTTCTGCCGCAGACAGCGAAACTGTTGCCATCGCCGCTTGAGCTGATGCGTCAACAGAAGTCGTTGTAGTCACTTGAGGTACTGTGATGGTTACGTCGATAGGCTCTGTGACATAACCGTCTTCAACGAAATCATCTGCGACATACAGGACGATGCCTTGTGGGTATGCGACTGCATTGATGACAGTATCTGTAGTTACTATTGGGTCGGTGATCGTAATTTGGGGGAAGTCTACTTCGACAATAATTTGCGAAATAGTGATCGTGACCTCTGGTGCGCTTACGTTGATCGTGTTCGAGGAGACAGATGCATTTCCTGCGACTACTTGAAACGCCGAAACAGCAGGGGCAGAAACTGTGACATCAATTGGCTCAGTTACATACCCATCCTCTACAAAATCGTCAGCAACATAAAGTATCGGCCCCTGAGCATACGCAATCGCATCGACAGATTGCTGTTCAGGTGCGCCTAGTGGTGCGCCAAATAGTTCACCACCGAAGCTCATTAGCTAGTTACCTGTGTAGTAATACCTTGCTCTACAGTGGGCGCAGTGAAGTTCTCTGTGTACTTGGCAATCCCGTTAAGAATCTGAAAGTTCTCAATGTGTCCCGTGAATCCTTGAGACGCTCCGTCATATGCATTCCCGATGCGCCATTGGTATGACTTGATTGCGTTGCTGTTTGTAAAGGTGTGTACTGACGTACCGTCGACAAATATTTCGTATGAGGTTCCTTCTTTGACCCATGCGATGTGATACCAAGTATCTGCACTCAACGCGCCAGAAGATGCTTTATTTGAGGAGCCTCCAATCCACCATGCCGGAATCCCGCTACCCAAGCCAAGCTGAAACATATTATTGTTTCCAGCGTAAGTCGTATTATGGCTTGCGATATACACGTTACCGCTCGCAGAATCGAAATTGAACCAACCTTCGATTGTTAAGTCATCAGCACCAGTCGGGATAACTTCTTGCGTCGTGATGTAGTCAGTTGCCGCCGCAGTCTGAAGAGACGTTGTGGCGTATTTGGTTTCCGTCGTATCAGTCTGCGCGTTACCCGCTGAGATTACTTCAGTCGTCCCTGTCTTATCAAAGATGCCCGCGCTGTCAAATGGTAAATACAATGTAGTTCCTGACGCGCCAATCGGCTCTGTTGGCGGAGTGAAGTCTGACGTATATTTAGCCGTCATGCTGAATGCAAAATCAGCTAGCTCACCGTTCATTGTGCCATTCTGCCCCGAACCAATCTTGCACGTTGCAAGGTCTGCGGATGTGATGGCTAGTGAACCCCAGTTTGTATCCCCGCCCGCTCGAACACCATTCCAATAGAGATCACGATTGTTTCCGTTCTTGACGATGGCAATATGATTCCATCCTGATTTAACCCATCCCCAATATGTTGGGCCTTCTGCCGAAGTTGGGATGGTAATAGTAATGTCGTTATTCCATGAATATAGAAGGAATTGGTTCCGGTTGGAGCAACGCAAGGCTACAACTCTGTTGCTGTTTCCTGTCCCGAAAAAGAACACCTCTCCAGCGTAACTGTTCCATGTTTTGAGGTCATTTTTAAGCCAGAACTCAAACGTAAAGTCATCATCACTTCCTATTCCGTCCGAAAGCGTAGAGCTAAGGTCAACAGTCAAATAACTGTCATTATTCTCAAAAGATGCTGATCCAATATCGTTATCGTTCAAAGCCTCGCTTTCGTTAAAAGGGCTAACAGATACGATTCTGTGACCATAATCTGAGACGTTTGATCCCCACGCACTATACCCTTCAACAGCATCATCGTAATTGAAGCTATTCCAAAGAGCCGCCGTTCCCGTAATTTCTGTCAGTCCTGCCGTCGGTCTGGTGTAAGAGTCGAAGTAAACAGAATCACCTTTGACGACACGGATGTTTGAGTAGTACGTCGGAACATCTACTTCGTTATCTGTGTTGCCTTTATGCAGGTACATCTGCCAAAAGTCGTAGCCATGCGTATCGCTAGACTTAGAGTAAACCTCTGTACCATCGATCAGCCATTTTGTTGTCCCGCTCTTCCGGCAAATGGCGATATGAATCCATTCTCCGAATTTAATATCAGGCTTTGTGGTTAGATTTACAAAACTTGTTGTCCCTGTTTTTGCCGCCTCAAACTGGTTGCTAGCAAACCGCACAGCCAGATAGTTATTAAAGTCAAATAGATTCCTGTAGTTACTGACTGACGTGCCGTCCATCAACACGAACATCTCGATACAGAAGTCTTCGCTTGTCCCTATCGCAGAGTAATTTGAGTTTCCGTCAAAGTCGCTTCTCATATACTCGCCAGAAGGAATCCATATTGAATATCCTCCTGCGCCCCTGAATGGGCTGACAGAGCCAACTCTTAAATCTGTTGAGCCAGTGGCTGTAATGGTGTGGGCATTTGATGAACGATCAACAAACTCGTATTCATCTTGTGCGTCAGTTCCGCTAGTGCCGAGACTAAACTGGGCATACAACTTCCAGTTTATGTTAATAAACGTAAGCTCAAACTCAGAACTTGCTGTGCCGATATTTACGCCGTCAGATGCTTTGAATGTGACTGTGATTGTTCCTGAGTCAGCCGAATCTGTTGACGGGGTAATCGTAAAGACGTTATCGACATTGGTGACTGTAGCCGCGTCTGTATCGCCTGATGTGGTCGCTGACCATGTAAGCGGAATACCTTCTGCGTCAGTTCCCGTCATTGTCACAACAGTAGCCGTGCCGTCAGTAGCCAAAGTATAAGACGCAAGATTTCCTGATAGAGTTGGCGTGGTGTTGACCAGAGCAATGTTGTACCAGCCAGTACCGTTGTACAGATACAGTCTGTTATTTCCAGCGACGTAGGCTTGGTCGCCTTCTAGCACATCGCCAGTGAGCGGTAGGTCATCGATAGTGTCATAAACCACAGTCGTTGAAAGGCGCGAAGCAGGTAGAGTGACAAAGATATTCTTATCGCCAGCGCTCCAATCCACAGCATTTCCTGAGTTTGAAGATGCATAGATTTGTGTGCGAGCAATAGTTCCTGCGGTTTCGTCCCAAGTGCCTAAGCCCACTTCCCAATCAGTGCCGTTCTCACAACCGTACCAAGTGGTGTCAGCATCTGTCAGTGCATCGGCAAACGATTGAAAGCCAGCGACCGCACCAGCAACAGTATATGTACCTGTTCCTGTGGTCGTTGTAGTTTCTTTGACTCGATCCTTAACGACTAACGCCATTTTCAATCCCTTTTGTGAGGCTGGAATCCATCTCAGCAAATGTGAGTTCTTCGCCCTTTCCTGATCGAGTTACGATTGTTGTCATATCAAATCCTTAATCCCTATATCAAGAGGTTGTTTTTAAACGTCAGTTTTAGATGGATTGAAGTCAAAGTAATCCACTGAAGTAGAAAACTGGTAACTACCAGTGCTTGCCTTATTGCTACCACTTATGCCTGATCCGTTACTCGTACCTTGTGTCATTGATGACGACCAATGCCATCGCGGATAAGATAAACTGTTTGGAGCTACTGGCGCGGTCAATACACTTCCTCCAGAATTGAGATAAATACCATCGCCTGACGCAAAAGTGAAATTACCGTATGTTCCGGTTGTGCTTAAATCAGATGGAATCTTAATTACAAACATCTTTGCGAAAGCCCCTACCCCTAATAACAAGGTGTCATCGTCTACAACTTCCATAGTCAGATTCTTCGGATTCGCGTAACTGCCGTCATCAAAAGGCACATATCCCGAGTCAGAATGAGTGATCCTCATAGAGCTTACTGCTGATAAGTCTGAAGCATCTCTCTTAAAAATAATTATTGAATTATCGTTCTCACAAGCATAAGCCAAATAAAGATATGCTTCGCTCGGGTCTAGTTGCATGGAGCAAAGTGCTATTGTCCCAGAGTTGCTGATAGTGAAATTCTTTGCGTAAGACCCAAATTGATAGTCATCGTAAGATGATGATCTAGTAACAGTGTAATCTCCGTCCGAAAACTTAAATAACTGTAAGCGAGTCCCATGCGCTAAATAAGCATCCTTACTATTATTTATACAAGTAGCGATACCTCGCCTATTAATATTTCCTTGAGCATCTCCCTGAGTGTTGAGGTAAGCAAAAGACCTTGAATTGTTTTCAACAAAAGTAGCCCAGTTTAACCCATTGCTTAAGACATTAGAGTTTGTGTAGACGTTCCATGAGCTAATTTGTAATCCGTGATTGCCATTTGCTGACATATGACATGGTACGCTCATTTGATGAGTCAAATTGGCAGTAACAGTCGCAGTGACTGACTCAAACAAATTGTATGTAGTTCCAGTAACTTTTGCGTACCCGTAATCTGCCTTCGTGCTGGAGCCATCTGATTTTGACCTGTAAGGATGCAACCAAAGCGAGCCATTGTTATGACCCATCATTCCGCCTAACCCACCTCTAGGATAAGTGTCGTGCGTTGCTTCGTCGTCAAAATTTATAACTGAGTTAATAGAGCCATTACTGGCATTGGCTATTACAAGGACAGGGTGCGCGGTATCTGTTGAACTACTTGTTTCATATGTGCCTAAGAAATACAGATAAGTGTCGTTGACGAAAAAGCAATTTTGCGTGCCATAAGAAGCACCATTGTAATTCGATCCGCCTTGATTTGTTCCGCCTAAATAAAAATCATTAGTACCGCTAGCGTAACCTCGAAACCTCAGTGCATAGTTTTCAGTTGTAGGGTCATTGATGTCCAAGGAATATAGCATCCCCCCTTCACCTGCTTGACCACTTGCCCTAGAAATGACTACATAAACCGTGTCTGCTGATGGATTACTCTTAACAGCAAACCCGTAGTTCGTCATACTTGCGGCAAGTCCAGTATCTTCAGCTACCCAATAACTTCCTCCTGCCGAGGAAGCAATTCTTGCTACTGTAAACCCAACTGGCAAAACCATTACACTGTGTGTCCTGTTGCTGAAGCTAAGATGTCAGTGCCTGAGTCGCATACCAAAGAGATCACCCAAGTATTGTAGTCGCCCCATGTTGGCTCAGTAGCATCTGCCCAGTTGATTGATGAAGGCCATGTTGGTGTGTAGCTCGCGGGTTTGAACTTCAGGATTGATACACTGCCTTCTGCTAGATTTGTAGCAGTGAACGTCGTAGCCGCAGATAGAGTGACCGTCATGAACGGCTTGTTCATATCAATCGCAGTAGTGATCGTGCTGACTTCTGGATGAAGGTCTTGGTAAGTTCCCTGAATGGGCTTATTGAACTGCCACTCGTCATTTGTCGAGTCATAGATAATTGTTGCGCTTGCCCCGTCAACAGTAATACCAGCACCGTCTGCCGCCGCCGCATTTGCCGCGCCATCTGCAATCGTGATATTCAAATCTGCGACATCGAGTGTCGTTGAGTTTACTGTGGTAGTCGTTCCAGAAACTGTTAAGTCGCCAGAAACTGTTAAGTCGTCAGAGATCGTGACGTTGCCAGATGTGTCGTAGTTAACCAGTTTTATCCAGTTCCCGCCGTGAGCAAAATAGCCCGCGCCAGTTCCATGAACATGAGCAAACATACCGTGATACGTTGATGCTGAAGGCAAATCACCTTCCGAAGAGTACACATTGGAATACAAAATTTTGTATGACCCAAAGTCTACGTCACCGTTACCAGCTAGATTATTTAATGCGGTGTCAGCACTACCTACATCCGATAGGTTTGAAGATGCGACGAGTTTTTGACCAAGCTCAGTATTGAGATTGGTAAAGTTATCGTCTAACTCTGTATGAGTAAGAGCCGACCCTTTGCCAGCCCTCGTCGTGATAGAAGCCATGCTGTCACCTTTTTAACTTAGGAGTTTGCGAAACGTAGTGGTGTCGTTGTACTTACAGTAAAGTCACCAGATGTAGACGATACGTCTCCGCCAAAGTCCAAATACGCAACCAGCAAATCATCTGCCGCAGTTCCTGTGTACTTGTATACAACAGCCGCCGCCGCAGTAATTGTTGAGCTTGACCATGTAACATCAGCAAAGCTAATGTCCACGCGATCATTGGCTGTATCAACAGAACCAACAGTCACAGTCACAGCCTGACCAGCAGAAGTGTAGTTCGTACCTGTAACTTCGTTAGTTACGTCAGCGCGATCCAAATGGGTATCTTGATCTGGGGTGTATGATGAGGTTACCAGCATCATGTAAAAAGTATCAGTATCAAAGTCGATCTGTCCCGTAACAGTGTCACGAATACAGCTATTATAAACAAGTGATGCCATGTTAAAGCTCTCCTAGGTCAGTCCTGCTTACATTTTAACATTATATCATCCGCAAAGGTAAATACAGGCAATTTGCTGAACATCGCTAGCAGAGCTGAATGTCACTGCTTCACGAGCCTTTGCGACCGTATAATTCCTAATAATATCATCTGACTGCTTCATGCCTTTACCAGTCATTGAGCTAGTGACGATCAAGTCACCTGCTTCGATATTCCCGCCTTCGTTGCATACATTGATTTGACCTTCGCCAAGTGAATTTACGATGACCGCGTCATAAGTATCGAAAACATTTGAGTGTTCTGATTTAAGCTGTCTATCTGGGCGCTCGCCTTGAGACGCTACGTTTTCAGTTAAGGCTGTTGGGCTATGATTTGATGCAGATTGGCCAGCGTAAACGCCAATGACATTTTTTTGATTTGTGCTAGTTGATGTAGCAACTTCTGTAATCGTGTCAGATACTCCGTTGCGCCCTACGACCGATTGATCTACAAGAATATCGCCAGCGCTAGGCTTGACACTTGTTTTCAAGAACAGGCCATCGTGCGCTCCTGTAAATGGCCCTCCAGAGCCTGATTGGATATAGTAAGCATAACCGCCTACTGCCAACTCAATTTCTGAGCTACCAACATCAATAAAGTTGCCAGCCATCGCGCCGTCGCAAATACCGACAGCATGAGAGAATGTGGTAAAAGATGAATTAGCCCCACTACCCGCGAGGATCGCCCATTTATCTGCCGTGGTACTCCTAGTGCCGACAGCTAACGCATGACCAGATGTGTTTTCGTTTGCCACAACAAGGCCGAACTTACTAGATGAGTCGGCGATGAACTGACCTCCAGACTGAATGCCTTCAAACGTAGTGCCAGTTCCTAAGCCAAACTCAGTATTATTAGCTGTCTTTGTTGTGTTGGACTGAATGCGATCAGCAGATATTGTGTTCGCTGTGATCTTTGTTCCGTTGACCGTTGTGCTGTTTGAATTGACATCAGAGGCGGCATCACCTTCTCTCAAGCTGGTTGTCATGCCAGTTGCAGAACTGAATGTTCCTGTCAGATAGGACGACTCTCCGCCATCGGTCGTAATAGCTTTGACCCTGACGTTGTATGAAGTGTTTGCCTCAATGCCACCGCCTTCAAGTGAGGTATCTGTCGTAAACGCAGATTGATATGAGGTATCCGACGACTTCTTCCATTGCACCTCGTAGTTGAGCAAATTGTATTGACTGCTGGCAGTCCAAGACAAAACAACCTTAATGAACTGTTCGCCAGATTCTTGCGTAACAATTGAACTAGACGCTGACAAGTTTGTTGGCGCATCAACAGTGGAGTATTGAGTGATCTCTCCAAAATCCCCTAGATCAGTGAACTCAGTTGATGTATCCCAAGGATAAATAGTCGCGTCATGCTTCTGAGCTGAAATTCCTATCGTACCATCAGCGTTAACCTGAATCTCGTTGACCCTGAACTTCTGACTAGACCAATTTGGCGTGTCATAAGTGATATCAATGATATCTCCGGCCTCAACTTTCAACGCATCCGACGTTGCTGAAAATGAAACTGCATAATTGTTGTTTCTCGAGGCGAGACAAACAAGTCTTGCCAAATCCCTTGCCGCATAGAAGTCAGTGCAAGTTGGAAGATTGATTTCAGTAGATAACTCAAAGCCATCATCTTCTGTTGCAAAAGTGCTTTCTTCTGTCGATCCAGCAGGAGGCCAAACAACCGTATCTGCTTGCCAGTTTGCGTCTGGATTCACGAAACGAGCTGTGACTTTATTATATCTTCTTTGTTTGCCGAGAAACTGAATTGATACGCCGCCGACCATATTGTCTGTATCAAAAGACATTACAGACGCTTCGTCTTGCTCGATCCTCAGTCCATATTTGCCATTTTGGTATGGGAGTAACCCTCTCATGCCAGAAAGCAAAACTTTGACATTATCAAAGATTGTCTTGTCAGTAGGTAAGACTGCGTTACAAGTGAATATCTCTGTATCTGCTGGTGCGCCAGTGTACTTTGTAACTAAATCCTCGCAATCAGTCGCGGCACTCCCAAACGCTGTCGTATCGATGTCTGATAAAGCTAACCCCTTGCCGTAACGAGAGTTCGTTAAATAATCCAACAAGCATAATGCTGGGTTATCGCTGTAGGCCGTAGTTGTGTCTCTAGGATCATAAACTTTACGACCCTTAACAATTGCTGTGATCTCAGGAACTGACCTGAAAACTTCGGGGTCATAGGTAAACTTACACGCTAAATAAGCGATTCCGCGCAGTCTATGATTTGAAGTCCACAACGTCGGAAAAGCTGTGGTCAACATTGAGTCGGCTGTTTGTGAGTCAGTCCCGAGATATTGGTTTATCGTTACCTTTCCGGAGAACCTTGAGTCTGTGCTAATGATGTCGTTGATGTAGATAGACTCAATTTCCTGAATTTCTCCTTCGCACATCGCCAAAACAATGTATAAATCCTTTTTATCGCTCGACAGTCCAACAGCTACTCTTGTGCCGCCTATTTTTCTTCTGCCATAAACAACAGGTATTGGCGCGACATTTGATTCTTTGTTTAAGAGGACGTTTCTCTCTGCGTTCGGGTCTGGAAGATCATCAAGACCAGTGAGCCAAGCGACACCTTCGCCTATAATTCTGGTGACATTACTTCCAATCGTGTCGACAGCCTCGCTGGTGTAACCTATAGGGTCGTTGAAGAACTCTTGAATTTCACCGAAAAGCGACATTATTTACCGCCCCATTCTAAGTTTTTAACGGTGTTGGCGGCATATTCCATCCCAAGGTCACCAGAGAATACATACTGCTGAGAGTTGTCATTTGTCATTCGGCCATTCTTTTTTTCAAAGTCTGCCCAGTGAGATGATACATTGATGCTCGCCGTACTCCTGTCGCCAGAATCGTTGACTGTGAAAGAGTTAATATATCCTTTAAATGTAGGAATCGGATTGCCGACAATTGCCCCTGTCGCATCTGAAAGCACTGCTTTATATATTTGAACTGGCCTGTTTACGATATCGTTCGAAAACAAATAACCGCGCAGTGTTGAACTCACAGTCGAGAAATTCAGTGTTATCGTTCCAACTCTTAAATCAGTGGACTCACGAGAAGAACTGACTCCGGAGACGTACGGCTCTGCTGAATAAGTTTGAGAGCTATAGGTGACATCGAACGGGCTATCAGTCAGATAAAGCTGTGTGCCGAGATCAATATCAATGAGATTGCAGATGCGAAATCCATCGCTTTGTAATGCTGTGAGAGTCGCTGAATCAATCGTACGGGCCATTAGAGAGCCTCGATCATATCTATTTCGTACTCAAAATACTCATTCGATGCCAGATTATATTCCTGCACATCGTTACCAAGGCGCATCTTGAACGGCACACTATTGTAAGTAACTGCCTCGTTATCAGACAAATCTGATGTTATCGCTGGCTCAATCGACATTGTTCCTGCGCCAGATAGATCAGCAGTAACCATGTAAACTTTGTCATGATTTGCAAACTTGATGAAATCTCCAGCCTTAATCGTTCCAGTAAATCCATCTACTGCAATAGTGCTATCTCCAGCAGTATGCGCCCCATTGACTAACATACTTCCAGTTGCCGTACCGCTTGTATCGCTAATGACCGGAGGCGTGATGCTGAATGTTCCAATGCGGCCCTGTTGAGACATAACAAAAGCAAATACAGGCATCATTTCAGCGCGAGTCATCGGGTTGTACTTCGCAGTAAATGTGAACTGCTGGCCGCCAATAGCCCTAGCTTGAACTCTGCCGCTAATTGACTCACTGAAAGCATTGCGGTGCTTACTGCTGACATTGATCGCCTGAAACTCAGGGTCTGTAGGATATGTACCACTCATACGATTGCTGGCCTACCTCTTTCATTCAAAGCCTGATTGATAATCGAGACAATTTGACCTCTTCGGCTTTGAATCAGTCTATCAAATCCTGCGGTGTCATTCGCAGTAATATTGAAGGTGACGTTAGCAACTTTGCTAACTGCTGGCTGTTGCCCTCTGAGCTGTTCATTAGGAATAATTCTTCCACTACCGGAACCCATTGTCAGAACCTCTGGGCCGCGCTCACCAACGACGTATGACTCGCCCTGCCGCACCTGCCCGCCTAAAGCTCTACCTGCTAATGACTGAGCCGCAAGCGTGTAGCCTCCAGCGATAATAGATGCCATTGCCGCCGCACCTAGAATTGGGCCAACAATCGGTATCCCAGCGAGTGCTTTTTGAGCCGCCGCACCAGCCACCTTAGAATCTGAGATAATTTGAATTGCGTTTTGTCTGCGTGTGGCATTTGAGAAATTGACTAAAGTTCTAAAGCCTAGCTTTTGCTTTTCTGTTTTACCTTTTAGGAGCTTATCTTCAAGTGCAAGCAACCCGTCAGTGGCTTGACTTGCTATTCTTAGTCTTTCTTTGTCTTCTTGGTTTTGAAGCCTGATTGCGTCATCAGCCATCATCTGATTGTATTGTTTCTCGCGCTCCGCTCTTTCAGCTCGCATCCTGTCTTCTTCTGCGAGCGCTCTCTCAATATCGGCCAGAGCGTCGTTTTCATCATCTATTCGATCCTGTGCCGCTTTTTTTCGATTCTTCTCCCGAGCTTCGATATCTTTTTGCTCTTGATCTACTAATGCTCTGAACTCCCTCCCAGCCTCAATCAACTCATCAGTAGCTGTCTTTTGATGTTTCAGAGCCTTAACTCTTTTTTCTTCTTTCTCTAATAATTGGATAGCTACTTCAACAGCTAGTTTTTGCTCTTTGGTGAGTTCCTGCTGTGCGGCTTGCATACGCAAAACTTCAGACCGAGTAAGGCCAATTTTATCTGCTTGTTCCGTTACCCTAGCTGTAAATTGCTCTGCCGCTTCCTTCGCTTTCTTCTGTTCTCTTTTAGTTTCCAAGAAGGATTCAATATATTCGTACTGAGTTCGTATCGCGTCTTGTAGCGCTAAATTTCCTCCAGCTAAAGCAACCTCTCTAACTTTCCTTTGAGCATTACTAAGACCTAAAACTGCTACCTCTTCCGTAATTGATGCAACCAAAGAATCAAGCGCTTTTTTCTGCGCTTTTGTTTCATCAGTTTGTTCTTCTACAGCGCCAGTAAGAATGTCTAGCAAATCTTCTTTTTCTTTTATTTTTTGATTGAGAGTGTCTACAGCCGCAGTCGTTTCTATGTATTCTTCCCTATTATCTTCAAGCTGACTGCCAATCAGTTTCTGAGCTATTGCGCTATCTTCGACTTGTTTAGTCATTCGGCCTATTGTGTAACCGAGAGCATCAGCTTCCTCTGATGCATCTTTTTGCGCTGACTTTAGAATCTCTATCTGTTGAGTTACTTGCTGTATTTTCGCGGCTTTCTGAGCATCTGTTAGCTCATCAAAGTTCTTTGAGTATTCTTGAATAAACTTACGAGCATCGTCTAATGCTTTATTGCCCGCGAGAAGGTTTTGTATGAATGGCCCCGCAATTAACGCACTAAACGCAATCAATGCACCATAGACAGCACCAGTTGGGCCAAAAATCGACGCAATTTGCGGCCCCTGCTGTGCAAATATTCGAACGTAATCAGTTCCTTGTTGAAGCTGAACCCCAACGTCCTGCAACTGTACGGATAACTGACCCGTGGTATTTGTTAGGGCTGAAGTAGAGCCTCTGAATCCTTTGAAGGCTGTGCCAGCACCTTTGGCTTTCTTGCCAGCAGTCTCTGCCGCGTCGCCAGCTCCCTTAATCTTCTTTCGAGCTTCATCAAATGCTTTGCCAGCTTCTTTGACTCCGACATCTTCGATTAAGAGAACTAACTTTTCGTATTGGGTCGCCATACCTAAACCTTGTGCTTTGCCAGCTCCATGATAGCTTCAATCTCCCACCAATCTAATACGCAATCAGTGAGTCTCATGTAACTCTCTAGCTCAGGATATGTGTGATCTCTGAGCGACGTATATACCTTCCAGCAGTCCGTAAGTTGCCATGACAACTGTGGGGCATTGAGTAGCTCAGGCGGCGTAACTCCGCGACTCTTCTCAACTTGCTTTAGTGTCGTCAATCGACTGATCGTTGAGCCTTCGGGAAATCCGTTAATGTAGTAACACCATTTCCCGTACGCCACAAACTCATCAATCAGTCTCCGGTAAAATTGCTCCGGTCTATAACGAATGAGAACACTTGGTTTACAACGATTGGCGAGTTCTTACAGAGTTCCTGAGCATTTTGTTCAGACCACTCCCAAGGCTCTCCATCCTTTTCCAATTTATCCCATCCAACAATGACGCTTGCGATCATCGGCCATAAGTATTCGTGATCGAAGATATCAACATCATCTTCCGCCTCGAATTCGCGGCGTTGCCTCTTCTGAGCAAGCCGCCAAGCCTTTGAGTCCATTCCTTTGACAAGGAATGTAACGTCTTCCTTCTCTCCTGTTAGCGGATCAACGAGCTGGAACTCCGCCCCAGCTTCGTGTCTCTCAACTGTTACCAGTTGATTTAAGTCCATAAAACCCCCTAGGTTTTATATATTTTTTTATCCGGCAGTTCGAGTAAACACCAACTGAGAAGCATCTGATGTGTTATACAGAGCAACAAAGTCCATTGTTACCGTTACCGCCCCCTCTCCAGAAACATCTGGTTGTCCTGAATTGTATTTAACATTCGGAATGTCGATCTGTAAATCATTGCCATCAGCATCAGTCAATGTACAGACAATCTCTGACGCAGTTTCATTGAGGAACTTCTCATACAAAGTCTTGCTATCAAAGTAAGTAGTCAACGTACCGCTCACTCGAGACTTGCCGATTGATGGGCGGTTTGTCGTGGCTGATCCAACAGAAAAAAGTGCCTCGAGTCCGTTCTCAACGGAAAACTCGAGGCTAGTCACTGTCGCAATTGATGAGCCACCCTCTGTGATCGATCCAGTAAATGAATCAAACGGAGAGTTCCCTACGTCAGCAGAGTACGTTGATGATGCTACCTCTGCTGTAGCTAATGATAGGTCTTTGCCAATAACCCCAAATGTTGTCGTAACTAGCGCGTTGGGGCTGATAGACATCGACATAGTGTTGAATTCGCAACCTGTGTACCGATGGAACTCCGGCGTATCCAGATCGGCAAACTTTCTCTCCAGCGTAAACGAACGCCGTGTTGAACCGGACTTTAAAACATTTGTAGTCCATGTGCCGCACATGACAGCTTCAATGATGTCATCCATCGCGCCATATTCTAGTTCAGACGTAATATCTCCACCGATCTGCTTATTTCCATGACGGAAATCCTCGACCTGACGATCACCACGCAATTTCTCTGATTCGATGGCATCTTTCGTCAACGCCAAAGAAGTAGCGTTGTGAGGAAGCGGAGTCCAAGTCGGAGTGGATGGTGTTGTCCCATAGGTACTCTCTGCGATGTAATGCAGTGAGTGTTGTGCGCCGTTTGCGATAGTCATTTTGCCTTACCTCGCGTTAGTATAGGTTTGAAAGTCAACCGAAATAGGCACAAAATGAAATGCGCCTTCGGTTAAAGCAGGACTAATCGAAACCGACCGAATCCTAACATTAACCCCATTATACGATAAAACCGTCCCTCTCTTAAAATGGTCGGCTACCGAATCTGGTATTGTTGAGCGCCCTGTCCCTGCTGGGTACACAACGTCAATTTGATAAATCCCATTTGTCTCATCTTTGCCATTCGAGCCAAGGCTTGCTTGAACGCTGTCAGCCGGAAGAAAAGAAGGACTCAAGAACGTCTGATCTGCCTCTGGCTCAAACACAGTGTTGGGCCAAGCAACCTCATATCCGCCAGTCAAAGAATTTAACCTTGCGTCTAAAGCGGCCTGTATGTCGTTGAAATGCGTTGCCATTACCTCATCTTCCTCGCTCTAGCTATGCCTTTCTTAAGCCCTATGCGAAGCATACCTCTAGGCGCTTGCTTGGAAAATCCATTGATAGTCTTGCCCGTAGGATTCTTTGGCGGATTAGGGTATTTCCCATATTCAACCACGTCAGCGTACGGAGCGTTATTGGTGAAACGGAAGTTCTGCCCCAGCTTGATTCTTGCTAGTAGATTATTGACTCGAACCTTCGACTTATTGCCTGACGGATCAACTGAATTTGTGAACCTAGTTGAAGGCTTATTGATTGTCGGGAACCAATTATTTTTCAGCTTCCCTGTATCAACTGGCGTTTGATCGATGATGTCATAACATACAGACCGGATAAGATTGACATATCTCTTATTGGCACGAGATAAAAGCTCTGTAGTCGCTTTATCAATAGCCTTACCAATATTCGCGTTGATGCTCACTTTCTCACCTGTAAGTTACAAGCAACGATGGTTCCCGCTGGCTGGACGTTAGAAACAGCGATCACTCGATAAGCCTCACTGTCTAAGGTGACTGTATCACCAACCTTGTAGGAATGGCCTTCAGCAAGAACTCTGCGATCTCCTGCTTGAATATTATCCAAAGCTATTTCTTGGGCGCTGTAATCAAATACACAGCCAAACTTCTTAAACGTCGTTGTGGTTTGCGTTTTCTGCCCTGTGGCTGGATCGTAAGCCGCATCGGTCTTGCGTGTAAAAGTCAGCTCTTTACCGAAATTCTTGAGTAGCGTACTCGCACTACCCTGTAACGGAGTAAAGTTGAAACTCATATTCTAAAGACCTGAGTGGCTGGCGATAGAATCTTCTTTAGTGCATGAGTCAAAGCTGGCGTTACCGTTCGAGTCTCGCTGTTCGATGCGTACTGAACCTCGATATCACCAATTTTCTCTCGGATTGTTCTTCGGTCTTGGTTATTGAGTTCTGAATAACCGTCAATTTCAACCTTTATAGCCTCGTAGAGCGCCGTTTTGACTGGAGTTGGTATCTCGGTAGCATCAGCATAATAGCCGTCAATCAGAGCCTCTGTGCGAGGCCACTGCAATGGCTGATTCTCATTGGCCTTGTTTCCAATAAATTGCAGTTGCTCGAAGTAGTCCATCGCACGCAATATCGATCTTTCAAGTAAAGAATTCGCTTCTACGTCAATACCGCGATCATTTGCCCAAGTCCGATACTCATCTGCTGTCACATACGAGTTTGCGCCAGATACGACGGAACCGTCTTCGATAACCAATGCCATGATTAAGCCTCTTTGAATCCTGCTGATTTATATGCTGGGATCATTGAATCGTGCGCGTAGGCTACACGCCCATCAGGATGAACCAGCTTAGTAGGCCCAATCGGAGCCTCTTCGGCCACAGTCTCTTCAACTGTAACTTCTTCTGGAGACTCGACTACTTCAGATTTCTTTGTGGTCATTACTTGGCCTCCGTGTACCCGCCAGACTTGTAATCATCAACCATTGATGGGTGTACATCTGCCGTTTTGCCGTCCTCTCGTACCATTTTAACAAGAGAACTAGATTCTTTCTTGGGTGCTGGCTTTTTAGCCGCTGGCTTTTTAGCTGGTGCTTTCTTCGTTGTTTTTGTCTCTGCCATGCCGATTTCCTCTTTCAGAAGCTAAAACGGGGGCCGAAGCCCCCGCTAGTCTTAGCCAAGCAGTGTAGCAATGAAGTCAGACTTCCATGCCTTAACACCCCAAGATGCCGCTACTTCGATCATAGTCTTGCGATAGCCCTTATAAACACGGACTTCGAAGATCAGACCTGAAGTTGGGTCTTGAACTGTCAATGCATCGTCTGCTGAGTCGCCACCCTGTGGCACTGCTGGTGCGCGAACTGCAAGTTCTAACGCACGGCGATGGAACGCTACGTTCGCAGTGTAGTCGCCGCCTACAGTGATTGCCGCATTGTCAGCCGCCGCAGAGCGAAGACCAGTTGCGCCAATAACCAGCTCACCGCCAGAAAGGGCAGTGTTTACGACATACTTGTTGCTGTCGCCAGCAATAGTAATGATGTCACCTGCAATAATCGTACCTGAACCACCGTCAGCCGCGATTGTTGTATCGCCTACTGCTGATGAAGCGTCATTGACGAGGTAGCTTGTGCCAGTACCGTTAGTGTGTGAAATCACACCAGCAGATTCGCGGATCGCAAGACCTTGAAGGTCGAGCAATACACCTTGGCGTAGCAAGTTAGTGCCACCAGCCTCGTTTGCTTTCTGCAACTGAGCAAGTTGACGCAAGTTAGTACCAGCCAACGTGTTCAGTACCAAAGATACCTGACCGTCGTTTTGTGGCATTCCGTTGTCTACCAGAATCTGGCGGATTTCAGCAACTTCAGAGAAGTTTGAGCCAAATGGCGTAGTACCTGCTGTACCAAATGCGCGAGATGCGTTTTGATACGCCTCTTCGGCAAGATCAGCTTCCATCTCGTTAGTGAGAGTACGCATTGCTTGAGCAATCTGGTCACCGTACACAGTTTCGAATCCAACACCGTTGTTGAGGTGAAGGACGTCTTCACCAGTGTATGGAATTTGTACTGCGCGAGCGTTTGTGATGCTCAGTGTCTTGTTATCAACAGTCTGGTCTGTTCCTTCTGGAATAGTCATAGACTCTGATACGTTGACCGCTGTCGCTTCGCGTGTGAACGCCGCACGAACTACGTCGCCCTTAGCCGCACGCTCTGAGCCATCAGCATTGATTGTTGAAGCAGGAATGAAGCCTACCAGCTCCCGCCCTACAACGTCGGCGGCTTTGTAGATATCTGCCGCGAGATCGGTTAATACGTTAGCCATGTGGCTTTCTCCTTAATCATCATAGACTTTGCCGCCTTCCTTGAAGAACTTGGCACGTTGACCGTGATTCATTCCTTCAAACTCAGAACGACTAATTTCTTTGTTGCCCACATCAGCCCCGCCTTGTGAACGAGTGGCCCCGCCACCAGTTGCTTGGTTGCCGTCGATCAAGAACGGGAAATCGTTCCTGACAGTTCCAACCAAATCGTCGAGTGAACTGACTGTCAATTGACCTGAATCATCAGTCACTCGCAGTTCACCATCGAGAAGTGTCAGCCTCTGGCCCAACTTCTCCTCTAATAATTTTGCCTTAGCCACATCTTTTGTCAACGTAGCCGCGATCTTAGTAGCTTCAGATTGCACTTTTTGTCGCGCAACCTGTGAATTCATTTCTTCGATTTTTTTGCGTAGCGCACTGGCTTCTGCTTTTTGGCTTTCATAGAGTTCTTGGTACTGCCCGTTTTCTTTAGCATACCTTTCTTCTTCAGCTCTGGCCTTGGCATCGATCTCTTCCTTTTGGCGTTGCGCGGCCTTTTTCTCGGCCAACAATTCATCATTTTTCGCTTTCAGTCCTGCGACTTCTTCAGCGATCTTTTGCTCTACAGTTTGATTCAAAGTTTCATCAAACTTCGCTTTAATTTGCTCTTTGATAGAATCATCAAGCTCTACTTCATTTAAAAATTCCATGCGTCACCTCTAGCGTTGCACGTTCGGCCTCAAGCCACAGTTACAATTTTACCCTATTAAAGACATCGGGTTCGAGTTTTCTCAACTCATCGAGCGTCAAAGTTTTACCAGACATATCAATGAACTTAGAAAGGGATAGACCTCCGTTACGAAATAGCTTTCCGCGGGATGGCCCTAATACGTCATCTTGAAACGAGGCTGGTTGCCTTTTGAGCCAAGACTCATAATTCGTTTTGAACTGTACAAATTTTTTGCCTTTCGCACCCTCGGCAGTCCTTCGAGGCTGTTTTTCTACTCGGTCTTCAAATCCTGCTTTAACTTGCGGAGTGATGGTCGAGCGGCACGAGAAATGAGCCGGAGGCTTCGGCGATTTGACCGGATCATCTGTCAGCGGATAAACCTTGCCGTCTCGGCTCGCGCAGATCAACGATGTCCTTGAATCCAGAATTGCTACCCATTTGTAACCATCAAACAATCCAATATTGTTTCTGAGTACAGCATCTCTGGTCTTATTTGAAACATGGTTTGAAATCGTGCGGATTAGAGTTGCCGCCTGTCTTTTTTGCAATGGATTCTGCATACGGATTCGCTCTTCCATTTGCTGGTTGCTTTCGTACATGGCAAGACCGTCCTGAATTTGCTGTAACAACTGGCGACGCTTATTGTTTCGAAAGCCATCGACGGCATTACGCAAGGACATCATGCCTTTGTCGATTGCAATCCCAGCCGCAAAGACGGCGATCTCGGTCGTTAAGTTATCTGGACTGATGATGTCTTGTGACAGCAAACTGCTGAATATCGATCCGTTCCAGTCGATCTCTGCCTCGATAAGACGACTTGCGTCATCGATCATTTTTTCTGCTAACTGAATGTAATTTTCATCGGCGAACTCGACAATATCGGCTAGGACGCTTTGGAGTTTTTGTAACTCCATTGTTGATAAATCATCATTATTTTGCAGCTCATTAACAATCTTGGATGTGATGCGATCTATGTACTCTGCCGCTTCAGCTTCCCTGCCAGCAGAATATCTGAGCATATATACTTGATGCCGAGTGATGGCATCTTGTATGTCTTCAGAAAGAGACATCGATCACCATTTAACTTTATCCGCCCAATAGGCCGCACTCATTTTTCCTTTGGCGATGTTTTTGGCATGACGGGCTTTAAACGACGCACGTTTTTTCTTCATCGCCTCAGACTCACCTGCTTTTGGCTTGCCAGCAGTCTTTGCTCCTTGCTCACCGAAGCGAATCGTTTTTACTTTGTCGCCGACTTTGGCAACGACAACATGGGATTTCTTGGGATGGTTCGGAGTTCTCTTGGGCTTGTTATAGCCGCTGACTCCAGCTCTTTTGAGTCTTGGGTCTTTCTCAGCCACGGGTTGCCTTCCTTACCGCTTTCCTTTCGGCGGGAGTGTATTTTGCTGTTTGCTTTCCAGATTTGGTCGCTTTGTTTTTGGCTCTACTTCCTGCGGCTTTTTCACCTGCTGAAAGTGATTTGCGTGCCTTTTCCGGCAAGTACCGCGACTTGCCCTCCTTGCCGACATAGTCCCATTTCTCCTTGCCCCATTTTTTCAGGCTATTGGAAGAAGATTTCGCGCCGACGTATTTACCGCCTTTCTCTTTATAAATCTTGGTCGCTAACTGCATTGCTCTGGCAGAATGCTTTCCGCCCATCTTAGCCTTGGCTTGAGCCTTGGCTTTTTCCCAAAGTTTTGGATTAGCTTTCTTGGCCGTCGCCATTTGGAACTCCTAACTGAAGTGGCGGAGCCATACCCCGCTCATCTCGGACATCCTCAATCGTTCTTTCTGGATTGACGATTCCTGCTGACTTTAAGCGATCAAAGATGTCTTGCTCTGCAACGATCTCGCGGTCGAGCAATGTCACCATCGACATAATCAACTGCGGATCGATGCTCTTGTCGTAGAATTCTCTGTTAATCTCGAATCGAGTTGAATCTGCATCAACGCCCATGAACTTACCGACGTACATAACGCACTTCGTAATCGCTTCAGACATATTTCCGACAACATCGCCAAGCACTGAGTTCTCCGATGCAAAGCGAATACGGGCGGCCTCAGCAGTCTCTCGATCAGCTCGATCAGTAATGATTCTTGCTCCGATAGCGACCATCTGGTCTTCTTTGGCTTTCATTGCCTCCATCACCAACTGGTTCGGATTCGCTTGAAGCAAACTTGCGGAGCCTGACTCGCCCAAAACATGACCTGCGCGAGAGCCGAGCTTGATCCCTTGCGGGTTATACTCCCTGAACTGTTCGAGTGACAACGAGTGGGTCAGGAATAGAGATGGCTGACCTACAAGAAAGCATGACTCTTCGTAGTCTGCTGAGTTGCGGAAGTGAGCAATGTTGATCTCTGCAATGTCGCACAATGGCGCATCATCGATTGTCGAGTCATTATTTTTTGACCCAACGAACATGATCGGAATCTCGTCCCAGTTTGACCCATCCGCTTTCTTTGGGTAGAACTCGGCAGTGTATGGTTCGTTTTCACGATAGAGTTGCTGAGTGTACCCATCTGGGCGTAAGCGTAAGACGCGATACTGAACCTCTTTGCTGTGATCGAACTCATCATCTCCGGCCATGTAATACTCAGCGATCACCACACTGGTAATTACCTTGCGCCCTCTGCGAACATCAGTCTTCCAGTTGATAACTTGTTCGCAAGTGTACGGAATAATCGACGCACGCAAGTCCAGACGGGCCACATCTTCAGCACTCAGGTTCTCATCAGCCTGTGGATAATCTACTAACAGAACAGATCGACCAGTCTCTAGCACATTCGATAACTCGTCTTTTGCCATCTGAGTCAGAGAGAGGCCGTCGCCAGTCGCATCGTTGATGAGGTATTGAAGCCCTTCGGGAAGTTCGATCAAAGGATTCTTTCGAAATGCCGCGCCAACCAGTGCATTTTTCGTTCGTCCGGTAAAATTGGCGTACAAAGCACGCTTAATGTACTGACGGTAACGTACCGTTTCAGTTCCTTTGCGCTCATCGCCAGAAGAATTGTCGGGTACTGGTAAGTATTTATGCTTTTTCTCTTTGACTGCGACAGAACCCTTTACTGCATCGCGGGTTTGCGTCCAAGTCGGTAGATATTTCTGATAATCTGGGTGTTCAGTGCTTACTGGCATGGCATAAACCTTCGATACGTTTGCTCTATTGTATCCTCAACCATAATTATACCGCAAAAGCAAAGGGGACATCTGCCACTCGCTTCCTGATTGGGAACTCATATGCAATGGGATACGTCGTTGCGTCATTCTGGTGATCGTGACCGCTGGCCTTATCTGGCTCCCCATTTTTATAGGTCTGCTGTTCCAAGCAGTCAGCCACTGTGGGGCAAGTGAGGGGGTTCACTTTTACCCTCCCATATTCCAGAGCCGCATTCATCGCCGCAACTCGATCTCTAATTCTCGGATTGGCCTTGTTCGCTCGGACTGTAAATCCTGCCTCTTCCAGTAAAGCGAGATCAGAAATACTGGCATTAACCGATTTTGTGGCCGCGCCTGACGCATCAGGATAGATATAAATCGCATGACCCTTCATCTGCCAGCGATCCCTTATAGCCTCTATCATTTTTGGAGTGTCACGCATTTTCGATAGCTCGGCTACGGCGTGCCATACCCCCTGCCTTTGAACAAACACCGTTGCGGCCTGATTCATCACGTTAAAGTCACAACCAATATATAACGGCTCCCCTTGGCGAATCGTTTCATCACTACGGCATGATTTACGATCAAACGAAGAGTAAACCGTTCCAGACTGCAAGTTGACAAACTGGCCATACAAATACGCATCCAACAGATTCGATGGATACATATCCCTTAACGAATCAATATATCCTTCGGGTAGGTAAGGATTCGAGTGCGTAGGGGCTTGAATAATCTCATACCCAGTTTTCGGGTCTTGCTTCCAAGTCTGGTAAACAAATCGAAACCCTTCAGGAGTGGTCGTCACTCCAATCGTGTTTGGAGAGCCATCTGGTTTGTACTGACGATTACGAGCCAAGATCATTCGCCAGACTTCAGCCGCATCCTCTGGTTTCAGAGTATCTAACTCATCCACATCAGCATCACAATGCTCGTAACCAATAATCCGAGACGGGTTTTCCATTGACCGGAACAGGACTTCACCCATCCCTTCAATAATAATCCGATTCAACGGACTCTTCTGAAGTCGGTATGGTATGCCTAACCTGTCAAGCACAGCCTCAAATCTCGGCCAAGCAATGACTCGAATCAAGTCAAACGTCGGAGCGTAAAATCCTCGAACAGGATTAAACCCTTTTCCACACTGATTCGCAGTACGGATCAATCCAAATATCGAACGAAAAACAGCCGCCTCAGTCTTACCCGCACCAAAGCCAGCAACCATCGCAGGATACTTCGCCCCAGTCTCAATGTACTCGATTTGCGGTTTTGTTAGCTCAATATGCATAAAGTTTACAATCGAGGACTACTACCCTCGAGGCCGTTGTTAATTTTGCGCCTTCGTTTGTGAAGACGATTCTTCCCCTGTTGTTATGGGGGGATGTCGCGCCGTAGGGCGGTCGGATTGGGGGGATGTACCCCGCCCCTCCGGTCATTCGCTCGAGTCCTGATCGATCACCACTCCGCGCTCGATCCGTTCCGGTGCTTGGCCGTAGCTGATGTTTATGGTCGGACGCTCCTGCTCGGGCTGACTCTCGACCCAGCCGCCACGGGCTTTCAGATAGAAGATTTGAGCAAGCACGTTGTTTTTCTGCGTCGCATTGTTGAAGAGGGACTGGGCGACTAGCTCGACCTTCGAGGCGCGTCCCTTTTTGTACGCGATAGAAACAGACTCATTCTCCCTCATAATCCTTCGCAAAGTATCCGGCGCAATTCCAAGCACAGCGGCGATTTGCTCTTGATTCAGGTAAGCGGCCATCCTTTCGACTTGT